ACACCAGCAGCAATGTGTCCAGTTGTTTGAACTGCACCTGCATCAACAACCATTACGTTAGCAGTACCATTTGTGCTTACGTTAACACTGCTATTTGCATTGACAACTACGTTAGAGTTACCATTTACCAATGATGTTGGTGAACCGCCTCCTGGGGCAGTAGCAAACACGCCATTACCATAAAGTACGTTTGCGCTATTGCCATCGATGTTGATACTTGCAATGTTACCCAAGTTATTTGCAGCAATGTTACCATTGATGTTAACTGCACCGTTCGCATAGAAACTGTGTGCGATCTGCGTGTTACTGCTGTTAACTACTGCGATCTCTACGCCAGTTGGTACAGTATTTCCTGCGCCACCATATCCACTGTCTACCTTTGCAGTGACATATGCGGGCTTAGTGTTAAATGTACCAGTTGATGTGCCAGCACCTCTCCATTCGATGTTACCAAGATATGCATCAGCAGCAACGTTAGAGCGATTGTCACCATCACCACTTCTTGTGTTGAATCGTAAGCCCTGATCACCATATTGGAATACGTTGATTACTGGAGTACCTGTTTGTGCTCCAACTGTTAATTGTACACTTGGATTACCTACTGAGAGAACTGTGCCAGTCGTTGTATTGACATCAGCAAGATTGCTTGATGAAGTATATGTAGAGATGGTATATGAAGCAGGAACTAATGGATCACTGCTTGTGTTTCCAATTACATCGTTATAGTCAAATGATGTGTAACCTGCATATGCAGTATTGCTGTTATCATCTGCATAGAATCTATCTTCCCAAGTACCAAAGCCCTGATATCCACGCAAGAATTTTGCAGTAGAAGTCTGACCTACTGGGCCATTACCATCATCGAATGCATCAACTTTGACAAAAACGTTGCCAAATCCACTATCGATCAAGTTACCACTTGCTTCAAGTGTTGTTGTGTTAGCAACATTAGAATCGATAATCAATGTGCCTACGTTACCTGATGTACCTTTGATATTGGTAGCAGATAAGTTGCTTGCTAGTGCTACTACACCATTTGCATAGAAATTATGTGTGACTTCAGTGTTGCTTGAATTGACAACAATAAGTTCCATACCAACTGGAACTGTATTACCAGCACCACCGTATCCTGCGTCTACTCTTGGAGCGATCTTTGGAATAGCACTGTTGAATCCACCAGTTGATGTACCAGCAGCACGCCATTCTAGGTTTGCTACATAGTCACCTGCTGCTACGTTAGAACGGTTATCACCATCACCACGTCTGCGCTGTAAACGCATACCAACAGAACCACTGCCACCATCACCGTAACCTATTGTAGTGAATACTGGGCTAGTTGTTTGTCCACCTACAGTCAAGAACAATCCAGGATTTCCTAGACCAAATGATGTACCAGTTTGAGTAGATGCATTTGCTAGGTTAGATAAGTTAGTGTACACTGACATGTTGATTGATGAGTGTACCAATGGATCGGTCTCGGTGTTACCAATTACATCAACATAGTCGAATGATACGTATCCACCTTGTGCTAAGTTACCATTTGCTGTATTGGCATAATATGTTGTATCCCATGCACCAAATCCACCATAATTGTTTAGAACATTAACTTTACTGGTTATGAATGTGCCATTGCCATCATCATATGCCTCTGTTTTGTCTAAGAATGTTCTGCCGTCAAACGTGATACCTACAGGATCAGTTTGTACTGTAGTTGAATTAGCAACGTTTGCGTTAATTGTTAGTGATGTTAAATTACCAACAGATGTGATGTTTGGTTGCGCTGCGGTTGTTACTGTACCTGCTGTTGTTGCAAATGTTGCATTTGCTACAGTACCAGTTACGTTAGCACCTGGAATGTTAGTTAATGATGAACCACTACCTTTGAATACACCTGTTTCTAATGTTGCAGTTGCAGGATTATATTTAAATCCAGAAGGATCACCATCTACTTGAACTTGTAGATTTCCAGTATTTGCACTATAGAATGGTACAAAGAAAAGACTATTTGCACTTGAATTTGCATTACTTACAGTTACATAAGTTGCAACGTTTGCACTTGATACAGTACCAACAACGTTTGCTGCATTGATATTGCTGATATTGCCACCATCACCACTCAATGTAGCAGTGACTGGAGCAAATACACCATTGCCATATAGAACGTTTGATGTAGAACCATCTAGGTTTATAGTTGCAATATTACCGATACCAGTTACATTTGCAACTGCTACACTATTTGCAGTATTTGCAACGTTTGCATAACTTGCAAAGTTTGCATTTGCAACTTCACCAGAAACATTAGCGCCGGCTACAGAATTTGCTGAGTTTGCTACTGTTGCACTGTTTGCAGTGTTAGCAGTATTTGCTGTGCTTGCTGTGTTAGCAAAAGGAACACTATTGCTTGGTGTCCACACATTGCTACTATTGTAAACAAGCACATCGCCTGTAGTTGCTGCTGTATTGCTTACATCATGCAACTGATCCATATAGTAACCAAAGTCTGGTCTTACTTGAATTCTACCATTTGTTGAACTTGGTGTACTTGATTGTGTCAAGCAAGCAGCCAATACAATCTTTGGATCGGGAGCAGTTGGCTCTGTTGCAGTCAATGCACCATTTGAATTTGCTTGTAGATATAAGATACTACCAGCAGTAAATGCGTTAGTTTGTAAGTTATAAACTTCACCAACTGTTTGTACATAACCATTGCTACCATTAGCAATGTTTGCTGGAGCAATACCGATCACATAACGTGGAATAAATCCTGCGCTTGCTGTATTTGCAGGTGCACCTAAGATTGTGTCACCCTGCACGCCATTGAACATGACTACTTGACCAGCAGTGATTGTTGCGTTTGCTTGAATATAGATGTATTGATCTTCACCAACTTGCTGCGTGATATTGCCACCTGCATTCATGTCGATTGCAAGTGTATCTTTTGCATTGTCCCAATATACACGACCTGTTTGGAAACTTGGCGCACCGTTTGCTGTATCAAAGTCGATATAATCAACTTGAGTAAGAGCGATGTTACCAACTAGTGTATTTGCAGTGATAACGTTTGCAGTTATGTTACCTGAAACGTCTAATGATGTTAGTGTACCAACACTTGTGATATTTGGTTGAGCAGCAGTTGTTACTGTACCAGCAGTATTTGCTGATCCAGCACTTGTTGCATAAGTTGCATTGGCTACAGTACCAGAAACATTTGCGCCTGCTACTGCGTTGGCTGTTGCTGCAAAAGCAACTTCGCCAGATACGTTAGCACCTGCTACTGCATTTGCTGAGTTTGCTACTGTTGCGCTATTTGCTGTATTTGCGTTACCTGCATTGTCTGCATAAGTTGCATTAGCAACTGTGCCATTTACGTTTGCACCATCTACTGAGAATGCGTTGCCAGCAAAGTTTGCATAGTTCGCACTTATTGCAGTATTTGCTGTGACTGGTGCAAAAGTACCATTACCATATAGAACATTGCTGTTTGAACCATCTAGGTTAACAGTTGCAATGTTGCCGATGCCTGTCACGTTTGCTACTGCTACTGCGTTAGCACTACCTGCTATACCAGCAAAGTTTGCATAGTTTGCACTGTTTGCAACTAAGTTACCAACTTGTAAGTTACCATTAACTACTAAATCTTGTGTAGTTGTAGTACCTGATACTGTTAGATTTCCTAATGTACCAACTGAAGTAATGTTGGGTTGGGCTGCTGTAGTAACTGTACCAGCAGTGTTTGCGATATTTGCTTCGCCTGCAAAGTTTGCATAGTTCGCACTTGCAACATTTGCTACAGTGCCGATCACTGAGCGACTTGTGGTAACTGTGATGTTACCTGTACCTGAATTTACTGTAATTTGATTAGCCATAATTGACAACTCCATCACTTGCTACTAAGAATAATAAGAATACAACCTCATCGTATGCGGGTTGTGTGCCCACTGCTGGGAAACTGATTTTGAGTCTACCTGTAAAGCAAGCAGGGTCAGTTGCGTTGATATCTAAATCTGGATCACCTGCAATCAAGTCCCATGTATTGTCATCGATTGCCATTGTGAATGTACCATCTGCTGCAACAATGTTACTGATTGGTAAGTTGATTGGAGTAGGATCGATTGTGTTTGCTTCCATCGTACCACTCGCTGTGGTTAGTGTGAACACTGAACCACCTGATGTAGCACTGATTGAGAATGTAGTTGCTGTTGGTATCTCTTTGACATAGTAAGTTGTGTTGATTGCAACACCACCAAACACAGTTCCTGTGAACTGAATTGGTTTACCTACGTAAAGCAAATCTACACTATCGCATGTGAAATAGTTTGTGACACTTGAACTTGCTGTAACTTCTGCTACTGCTGGAACTAGTGGATAGTCTGTGATGATGAAATCAAGACCTGTTCTGCTATCTCTGAAATTAGTGATCGCTCTGCGAACGATTTGGGCGCTGATTGTTGCGCCTGTAAGATCAACTGGAGTAGAACCTGTGACCCAACCACCTGTGTATTGGATATCACTGGCCCAACTGAAGTTCCAGAAATCTTTCTGATTATATACAAGTTCTTGGGCGATGATCTGACCATCGAAACCCGCGACTTGATTGAGTGTGTTTTGACTAAACTTTGCCATTATTGGCCCTCGCTTTCTCGCTGATAACCCCACCGTGCTGTCTCGCAGTTGCGGGGCGTTATAATGTATTTATGATTGTTTTGTATAAACGTAGATACGGCTACCTGCTACTCCAGGCGACGTTACAGCAATTATATTTGCATTTCTTGCTATTCCTACACCATAACCAAACGTTTGACCAACTGCTGGTGTAGTAGGTTGTTGCAATAATTGAAATTGTTGATATGTTGTTTCTTTAGTAGTAATTAAAGCCCTATCGATTTCACTTATTCCTAAAACTGTTATATCGCCGGCACCATTACATTTTATACAACCTTCACCTGTTGGACTAGCACTAGTAGTATAACCTCTTAAATCTAAAAATTGAGTTTCACTCCAACTATTACTGACTCTACTAAAATACCAAATACCACCTACATCACTCCAGTTATAATTAGTAAATGCCAAATCACCATTATCATCTAATGTTATTGCTCTACCCACTTCTGCTAGTTCTGTACCACGTGCATTAGTAGGAGTAATATTATTTCTCAAGGTTAAAGTAGTACCACTTCTAGTATACGTGTGTACTCTACCATTGTTAATCACACCACCTGTTCCAAAATCTTCATCTTGCGCACCCACAGCAATATAATTACTATCATTGCTTATTGCTACAGATATACCAAATAATCCGTTATTTTCTGGTAATGGTGAGATAAATTTACTTTGCTGTGTCCAAACAGTACCTGAACGTGTAAAGAAATATGCGGCGCCGTTATTAGTATAAGGAGAACTATCAACATCAGATGCACCAACAATAAGATAATCTCCAGAACCATCTAATGAAACCGATCTGCCAAAACCTTGATTATTGCCAGGTATACCAGTACCAGTTAACGTTGCTTCAAGAGACCATGTAGTTCCACTGCGAGTAGCAATATAAACATTACTACCACTATAATTACCAATCGCTACAGTATCACCGTCATCATTTATTGCTACACTATATCCTGAGTATCCTATTGTTTGCGTAGACCAGGAACTACCATCATAATAATATACGTTGCCATTACTACCTACAATGTAATTACCATTTGCTGATACAGCAACTTGTTGACTGCCATCAAGAAAATCTACTAATGGATACCAAAAATTACCTGCGGCTTGATAACCATTATAACTGCTAGAACTAAATGTAGACCTAAATGTCATTAACCGTACCTCGTATAACTTCCCAATACTGTGTATGATGGTGTTGTCGCAGTTTTAATTAATGTAAATGTATATGAACTTATAGTATTAGGAACACTTAACGGTGTTATATTTGAAGCCCACTTGATCGTTTGTGCTGATCCATCGATTTGAACATTACTAATATTATATGCATTAGCGCCAGTAGTTACCAAATATGTAGCAACTACACTGTTTGAATTTGCAATGAAACTATTTGCAGTAGTTGATGAGTTGCCTCTGAAATTCAATGTTATATTGCCAGTTGCATTAGCAGTATTATAAACTATTGCTTGACTAATCAAATCAAAATTAATTGTACCTGTTGGAGCACTGTTTGATAATGTTACTTTTTCTTGAGAAATAGAAATTGATGTTGTACCTGATACATTAAGTTCTGTTAATGTACCAAGACTAGTAATGTTTGATTGAACATTATTACTAACAATATTAGCAATATTTGCATTACCTGCATCTAATGCAAATGTTGCATTAGCAACAGTGCCGGTTATATTAGCACCTGCAAGTGCTGATAATCCACTGCCATTACCTGTAAAGAAATTACCAATAAAATAATTTGCAGTTGCATTGCCAGGAATATCTAGTACATTGTTTGATGGATCAAAGTTAAATCCAGTACCAACTTTAAAATTACCAGTACCATCACTTAACTGAATGGCATTGTTTGCACCTGCGGCTGTACCATTACCTGTAACGTTTGCAGTACCTGCAGCCCATGTTAAATTGCCACTTCCATCTGTTTGTAAGTAATATGCAGTATTGCCACCTAAAATTTTGACATTAGCAATGTTACCTAATGATAGATTGCCACCACTGTATGTTACATTAGGAATACCTGCAAGTATTCCTGCGTTATACTGTAGTTCTCCTAGATTACCACCTGGATTACTAAAGCCCGCACTATAAATGTTTAAGTTGATAGGTTCAACAGTGATACCAACTTCAGATTGTTCAACCTGAACGTTGATAGGATTTGTCTCAACAATGATGTTTGCGCTAATTTCTGACATATTATTGATACCTTACAATAAATCCAAGGGGCTCTCTGTTAATGTCGTCTAGGGATGCGTTTGCTGTGCTTTCTTTTGTAACTTCTAATGTAACGATAACCAATGTACTATTTGCTGCGCTGTTAGCAAGAGTCACGTTTGGAGTATTGTTACCACTGTTTGTGATATCTGAACCAATGTACAAATATGCAGTACCTGCGGCTGCGTTTGTGAATGCAGTCTGTATTGTATATGCATTTGCGTTTGGTTGTGTAACGTTTAGATTGATATTACCCAATACAACTTCGTCAGGAGTAATAGTAGAATATGTAACGTCATCTACAGTATAGAACTTTGCACTTGCAGCCAGTGTCCATGCGTTTGGACTTAGTGCGTTTGCTGGTGCACCGTTCGCATATGTAAAGTTGATTGGTAAGGTATATGCCTCACCTGTGTAAATCTCAAGACACTGCATCTCAGTGCCTGCGATTGTCATTGTTTTAGCGCCGTTTAGTAATAGACTCATGTTCTTGTTTCCTTATTTGTATTTATTCAATTAGTTAATTACACACTGCGATATATCACTAATGCACCTTCTTCAAAAACGATGTTTGCATTGCTAGTGAAATTTCTAATTAATATTCCTGCACCATCTGATACTCCTGTAGATGTGAATACCCCATTCGCAGTCACTTTTATTGGCTGATTTTGTTTTAAATTGTAAACATTAAATCCACCATTAGTTTCTGATAATATCTCTGTTAAATTACCAGTGACAGTGTTAAAAGGTATGGTTTGGATAGTTGCATCTACGTTTGATACAACACTTGCTACCCAATCATACCCAACATTTTGACCTACTGGAATCAAAGTTCCAAAATATTGATAATCTACAGCGTGCCAATTTAGATTACCATTCTGTATAGCCAAAACTGCGGCATTAGCAGGTTGATATGATGAAGTGCTATTTGCTAAGTATCCATCTGCTGTACTGCTGTTACCTGTATAGTATGGATAATATCCACCCCCACCAGAATACACATCATCAACATATTTTGGTGTTTCAAAATTACCATTAACTGACTCAAATTTAATATTTGCACCAATTGTAGTTACATTTACAGGCAAAGTAACAGTATTTGCTACTGGATTCGCAACACTATAACCATAACCAATAATTGCTTCACTTAAGTTAGTACCTGGTGTAATTTTATCGATATCGATAGAACCATCTTGTACGTTATTGCCACTAATACCACCTGCACTGATACTGATACATGCATTGCTTAAAGCAACTGTAGGAACTAAGTTTACATTGAATTGTGTGTTACTTACCACATTAGCAACGATAGTGTTTGCTTGTAGAGTTCCAGTACCGCTTGTGATTGTTACAAGTCCACCAATCGCTAAGTTTGCAATCGCATCACTAGTAATTAATGTACCACTCGAACTTGCATTACATGCAGTAAATGTGGTCGCACTAGTAACATTTTGTCCGTCCCAACTTACGCTATTGCTGGCGTCAGACGATATACCGGTAGTTTGATTACGTGCCAATACAGACCAGTAATATGTATTTGCGGCTAAATCACTTGCTTCAATCGTAAAGTTTGCACCATTTGTTAATGGGATGCCATTCGCATTGCTTACAGTTGTATAATATCTGTGATTAGATACGTTACTATCATTACCAACGTTAAAAGTTAAGTTAGTTACTAGACCAACGTTTGGCACACTACCACTAACTTGCATTGTTGCAATTGTGTTTGCTAACAATAATTCTACTGTAGGTGCATCTGGTTTAGTAATGATGTTTGGATCACTGATACCTAAGTTAGGATCGGGCTGAAAGTCAGTGATTGCTTGATCTGCATAAACAGTATCATTGTATTCAAAAGCAGCAATACTAACGCCCAATGATCCATCACTATATTTTTCTTCTGCAACGTTAGCAACACGGAACAATTTACCTTTGCCACTATTCAATACATCCCAACCATATACTTCTTGCTTGATGCGAATAACATCACCCGCTTCAATCTGAATGCCTGAGTAATCAAGTTTGAATGTTACAGTCAAATCCTCACGACTCTGTAGCAATCTGCGAATACCAAGATATTTTGCTTGAATTGCACCATTGACAACAGGAAAATCAAGATTTAATCTATTGACTGCCTCATTAGGACTCATGATACCTGGTTGATAATCTTCCAACAAGATAACCTGATAGTCAGTTTGGTCTTTGATGTATTGATTTGGATATGCAACTTCCATTTCATTGAAAGTTTCATTCAAGTTGATTGGAGCAACATTGATACCACCAATCAAATTGCTGCTATCTACTAGGAACAAGTTGTCAATTGTAGTGTAATCAGTATAACTTTGGTTGATAATCACACGCCATTTAGCAGTTAATTCGCTATATTGCAACCAACTATCGCAACTATCTACTAATACTTGCAAGTTATTCAAACAATTATTTGACGTATTGATGGGGCCATTGATACGATAACGTACTTGCGAACCACCCGAATATGTGATTGTTTCATCACTATATGCGTTTAGGGCAGTCAAACTTGCAGTATCGATGCGTGATAATGGAATAGCACAGCCATAACGTGTGTTAACCATATAATCTAAGATTGCATCACCTGGTTTATTGATACTATTTGCCATTTTACACATCAATGCACCAAGATTGGTTGTGCCTGCATCAGTGTTATATTCAACACGAACGATAGCAAATGCACAGTTAGTCATTGTGTCTGTTGCAGTCCAACGATATCCTACTGGGATACCGCCACCAGTGCTGCTGTCGCTTAAGATTTGAATAGCAGTCTGTCCACCTGTGTTTACACCAGAACTTGATCCATTTGTAAACAACCAAATATAAATTTTACCATTTACTTTGGTATCGATCTCTGTACCACCTGGACTGTTATTGATCAATCCAGTTACAACACCATTACTACCAAATTGTACCTTTTTACCTTCGTAATAAATGTTTGATGTGTCGAAAGTATATCCACTACCTACTGTAGTATCAGTATGTTCTGCTAGGGCAACAACATACCACATAAACTTTTGGTTCACACTAATTTTTGCATCGATGATCGGTCCACCAACGAATGCACTACCATAAATTACAGGAATCTTGTTGTCTGTTGCAGGTGGCAACTGCACACGACCGCCACCTGCAGTACCGCCGCTTCCTTGATCTGCCATTCTTTTTGCGACCAATGATGATACGCCAACACTTAATACAGTTGCACCAATGGCTGTAAAGATCGTTAACGCAGTACCAGTAAGACCAATCGCTGTACCGATTGCTGTTGCAATTGCTGTGAAAATTGCCATATTAGACTCCCGCTACCCAGACTTCTTCAGTCTTTTTATAACCAAACTTAGTAAAATCTAAGTCTGGGCTATTAACCATTTTAGTCATGGTATACATGTTTATTTTTTGTTCATCAACTAGTTCTTGTGCTAGTTTGTTATATTGCAATAATAGTTTATATCCAGCAGTACTACCACGATATTGTGGTTCTACCCAATATACTAACTCACGCAATACTTTAACGTTTGGATCCCATATACTTTGATCTTTGACGCCAATAATCATACCAGCAATATCATTTTCTTCTGCAATCAATGCAATACCACCGCCTAAGATAATATGATGAAATAATTGGTTAATGTATTCCTCATTATCGCATTCACGCATCATTTCGATAGGTGTATGATTACGAAAATTACGCAACATATCTGCGACAACAGGAAAGTCAAATTTATTTGCTAATCTAACTTTCATATTATCTTTCTCTCATATTAAAATCAAAGTTTTCACCTGGTCTGCCGCCACCGCCACCTGGGATGACTTGCTTACCTTTTGGCTCTTGACCAAAGTCAAAGTCTACACCTGCAATAGAATATACACGATCCATACTTGTATCACTGCTATCAAAGAATTTCCAACTTTCTTCATTAGTTTTTCTACCAGCAATACGATTCTGTAAAACAGTTTTGTAACTGCTTGCACCAATCGCTACAGTAAAGTTATCTTCTTGTCCTTGTCTATCTTCAGTGATACCATAACTTGTGACAATACCGGTAAATCTTAGGTAAGTATTGCCAAGTACTTGATTGTCATTATAGAAACCACGATAGACTTCTACTTCACTACCACGTACTTTTGTGCCTAACACAATAGCAATGTTATTGCCACTCACGCCACTCAAACTGATCGATGTGTCGCCGGCAGTTACACGCAAATCACGATTTTGTGCACCAACTTGCAATAATCCACCAAGTGGTAGATATGTTGCACCATCAATCACTTCTGATTTGTAAGCACTACTGAATGTATATGTTGAAGTATTTGCAGTGTTGCTAAAATCATTATAAACAGTCAACTTAACAAATTCTGCTGAGTTGATCTGCGAAGTATTTTGTACCTCTGGAATATTCTGACTCATTACGCTGCTCCCACCCACTCATATAATTGGAAACTATCGCTGAACTCAATCAATGCATTACTGATTAATGTATTGTTGTTATACAATGGTGCACCTGGAATTAATTTATATGTAGGCATATTAGGGCAAAACATATAAAATTCACATGCATTACCAACTGTAATATTATCACCAACAACGCTTGCTGTAATGATATTTGGTCTGTTAGTTGTGATTGTTATTGTTGATCCAGTACCACGTGTTATTTGAGTTTGACTTGTAAATGGAAATGTATTGTTGCCAATCTGAATCAAATCGTTTGGTTCAAATAGAACACGTGTACTTGCAATTGCAGGTAAGTTAGTCAATACTAATTGATTACCTACAAATGATTGTACAGTAATTGCATTGAGTTGAGCATTACTTAAAGATCCTTGATAGCGAAAAATCCAACTCAAGCAAGGATTGTTACTGAACGTAACTACTTCGGGCGTGTTTCTATCTAATGTATCAAGTGCTTCCATTAAACTACGTGCAGCAGCATAACGAAAACTGCTTGGCATGTCTAATGTCATGCGCCATGGCTGGAACGTAGGAGTGACACTAGTACGTGGCACTTCATTTCGTGTGATTTGAATACCTACGACTTTTCTACGGTCAATTTGCAAGCCATTGCAATTGTCAATAATAGTTTGTAATCCAGCCATGTTTGTATCCTAATTATTTGAATTCAATCTTAGGTTTCAACTCTGATCCATAAGCAATTGCATACATGAGTAGTGTTAATGGAATGAACCATAGCGAGATCAAACCTAAGAAATGTGCCCACGTAAACGAGATCGCTCCTAACGTGAACACGTTAAAGTTACCTGCATTAGGTAATGTTTGTGTTTGTGGTGTTTCTGATAATTTCATTTGCTTTTCCTTTTCTAATTTATTAAACGCCATATGGCATTTCTTTCTGTGCCATTTGCACTGTACCTAAAAGTGTTTTACGATTCTCAGCAAACAATTGTGCAACACTCTTTGCATCTAATGCACTGATATTGTTTGTAATATAATTGTTAGTTACAGGAGCATTTACCATACCTGTTGCAGTTCCCTTACCATTACCAAGTTTGTCATTTGGAATGACTGTGCCTGCACTTTTTGGTACGAACAATTCAGGACCTTTTTCACCAATGATATACGGTTGATTAGCACCTACTGGTCCGCCTTTAGCACGAGTAGGAATACTCAATCCTAATGCACCCATGATAGGATTGAAAATATACTTGAACACAAGTGCTTGCGCAATCATCTTGGTCAAATCTGCTAAAATACTACGAGCAAAGTCTTTGAAACTAAACTTACCTGTGTCAATAAAGTTATTCAATGCATCGCTAACTTTCTGCCAGCCCAATGCGACAGCATCTTGTGCCATCTTATATGGTTCAAATTGTTTTGCGATATCAGTTAATGCGGCTTTACCACCTGCACTCGCATCTTGACGCAACGCTTTTTGCTTTTCAAGAAGTGCTTGCTCGCCCTTCAATCTCTTTGCATAGTAATCTGTTGCTTGAGTGCGTAATGCAGTAATATGTGCCATTTCAGCAGCATAACGTTCTTCGCCTAAACGAGTGCGCTCTTTTTCAAGATCCAATGCCATATTGTCTAGTTCAACCATTCTAGATTTCAATTCATTAGAATTTTGTTGAATCAATGTTGCATTTTCTAGTTCGTCACCATACAATCCAATTAGATTGATTTGCTCTGATAATTGATCAAGTGCTGCTCTATTTGTATTGGCTTGCTGCTGTAATTCGATTAAGCGATTACCTTTTTCAATTTCAAGATTTTTTGCTTGAATTGCTTTTAATGTAGATTCTGCACTCTTAAGTTCTTCTTGTGTTGCATTTCTAATTGCTACACGTTGTTGCTCAACCAAAGCAAGCGCATTTTTACGTCCCGCAACAGTAAGTTCGTTGTTATCACGAATTTCTTGTTCTTTTTCTGCAAGTTCACGCAACGCATCTTTTTCTTCATTAAGAATGTCACGCTTTTGTTGTTCAAGCGCAACTGCATCTTCGCTCATGCCTAGCGATTTGAGTTGGAACTGCAAATCTTCTAAGCGTGTTTGTACTTGCTCTTTGTATGCTCTTGTGACTTCAAGAATCGCTTTTTTGATATCCTTGAATGCTTTAATTTGAGCATCTGTATCTGGTGTTGGTCTAGGTTCGCCTGTTTCAGAGAATGGTGATGTACTACCACCTGGTGCTGGGGGAGGCGCAACTTTTGGTGGCGCTTCAGTTTTTACATCACTAGATTTGCCAGTCAACCATGAATAAAATTCACCTAACTTGCCCCATAACCATTGAATCTGACTCCATGCCCAATCAATAATTCTTACACCTAAGAATCTTTGGAAGAAATCGTCAATTGCTTTTGCTGCAAGTTTTAAGTGATGGATCAAGCCATTGCCTGTCATCAATTTCAATAATGCGTCAACTGCTTCCCAGATAGTCCAAATCCATCCGGCAATAGGAATAAATTTCAAGAATCCCCTAGCAATTAATGGTATTATACTAGCAAGTTTGCCTAGCATTCCGAACAATCCACCAAAGATTGCTCTCAATCCATTAGCAATATTACCAGTTCGTAACATCAATGGAATAAGCATACCAATATTTTTAGCAAGATTTGCAAAAGTTGTCAGACTGCCTTTGATTGCAGTCAAACTAAATGCGCTTGCTAATTTTGTACCCATAGTAGTTGCGCCGCCTGCGATGCCACCAAATAATGTCTTTAAGATTGTACCATCTTTAATAATGGTACCTATCTTGCTACCTAATTTTGCAGCGCCTTCGCTTGCAGCAGTAAATTTAGGTGCTAATAAACCAACTGCTTTCATTGCACCAAATGCAATACCGGCAACAACTAATACATCTGCTAATTCTTTCAATACCATTGTTAATTTAGGTATGTCTTGCGATATCTTTAAAATTGCATTCTTAAAATCATCAAATTGCTTTACAGCAGCACCGCTTGGCCCTGCATCTGCACCCTGAGTTTTCAAATCATCATAAAGTTTTGCCGCAGCAGTTTTTAAGTTATTGATTGCTTGTTCAGCAGTTGGAATAGTGCGCTTAAATGCGTCATCAATCGCTTTTTCGTTACGTTGCATAGCACGAACGAATACGTCAGCAGTAATTTTACCCTGACTACCAAGTTCTCTTAATTGTCCTACTGTTACGCCAAGTTCATCTGCCATTGCTTTTGCAACAACTGGCATATTTTCTAAAACAGAACGTAATTCATCACCCTGGAATCTGCCAGATTGTAGTGCTTGACCCAATTGCAATAATGCGCCGCTTGATTCTTGCGCACTCATGCCCGTCATACTCAATGATTTTGATAGACTTTCGGTAATTCGTGCTGTTTCGTCTTGAGTTAGACCTAAATCTCTTGCATTTCTAGCAATTCTGAAGTACAAATCACCCGTTTCACGTAAGGGTGTTCTGGCTGCAAGCGCAACTTTAGTGATATCATCAAACATTGACGCAACCATACGTTGGTCAGGCGTCAAAGAACGTAGTTTGTTTTGAAGATTAGTGATATTATCAGTAAAAGCAACAAGGCCTCCCACACCGGCTGCACCTGCTAATGCCTTAAAGCCAGTACCAATGCTGCCAATCTGTTTTTCAAGTGAAGCAAGCGATGCACTCGCACCGCGTGTATCGATCCCAACTGTATATTTTAAGTCAGCCATGTTTTTTACCTTATTTCTTACGCATTATTTGCTTAATGCGCTTATCTAAAAATTTTGTTGTTGGTTCCACCATACCATTGGGTGCTTGTTTGCTTTTACCATCATTCAATTCAGTTGCATATGCATAATTTGCTGTGATAGTATCGCCTTTTAACTTAGTTTTACTGCGAGCATTACCTGTTTTGACAGGGGTAGCGGATTTAAAAACATCGTATGCTTCTTTTGGCAAGTTATTCAATGCTTTTTCAATCCGCCTGAGATTTGGCGTAATGCTATTTTGCACTATTTTTACTTGTAGTCCCGCCATTTCCTTTACCCCTGTTCATAATATTCAGTAATTGTTCAGTAGTGTAAACGTCTACTGGCTCTTGACCATTATTCATGGACTTTTTATGATGATATTGCTCATAACTTAGTGCAGCATCAATTATAAACAAATCAAAAGTATTTGCTCTTGACAAAACTTCGCTTGGTAACATTCCATATCTTTTACCAATTGCATCAATTTGCATAACTGATAGCATTTGTCGAGAGTTTACATCAATAGCATCATTTGTTACTTTCCCAATTGTTCAGTGACTTTACCAATTACAGCCATCAAAACCTTCGAAGGTAATGTGCTTTCCTTAGTCAAGATAGGTTTGCCCTCTTCGTCAAGAATAAGAGTTCTAACGATTTCTAACAATCCACCTACGTCATTATTTTCGCTCAAGTTTGCAAGACGAGTAAAAACGTCCATAGGTTGACGATCCCATGTATAAAATGTCAAGGGTTCGCTGTATTCTTCTAGAATGAAATCGTTATCGATTGATACTTCGATAAGTTTTGGTTGTGCTGCGATTTGTGAAAGTTTCATTTGTTTTCTCCTTAAATTGTTTCACTTCTTTTATTTATTCTCTTTTTCAACTTCATTTTCTAGTAGTTGATTTAAGAGTGCAAGACGAAATGCTTGCTTTGCTTTTAATTGCTTAATAGTTGCTTGCATGTTATCTAACATGGGCATCATTTTTGCTTCATCTGCAACAAGACTGCGCAATTTTTCTTCATCAGTCTTGAGCCAAACATCTTTATCAGTCATTTGTTCACCTTTAAATTATTAAAAAAGGGGAGCAGTTGCCCACTCCCCCTCACTTTGTCGTTAATTCACAATGAATCAACTAATTGCGCTGTACATGGTTCCATCAACAGCAATCGTAATTGGAGTTACGAATACTGGTGCTTCTGGGCTTGCTGTTGGAGCAAGTGAAGTGATGTAACCAACGCCGCTTGAGTAGTAGACGTTGCTTAGTGATGCAATGTTTCCATCAACAACTGCTGCTACGTTAGCGTCATAGTTCCATGCAACCAAGAATTGTACAGGAACTTTGTTCTGTGACAAATATGCTAGACCCTGATTGCTTGCACCTGATGCCAATACGTTAGCACCAAAATATGCAGTTGGATCGATAACGATGTTCATAGAGATTTCGTTATCTGCTGGGGTTGGCAACTTATTCAAGTCGCTTGAGCAGAAATCTGCCCAAGAAAAGATGCCAGTGCTTGAAGTGATAGTGATATCCTGCAAGCAAGTTACTGAAAGTACGTTTGCGCCTTCAATGTTACCAGTCTGAACGTTGCCGTTGGCTAGGTCAGTGCTGATTAACACTAATGGGTGAGTACCTGTTTCGTTTACGGTAATTCTTGCCATTTTATATTCTCCTTAAGGTAAGTGGCTTATGTATTAAATTCTGGTCTGGTCAATTCAAATGTCCAGGTATGAATTGCTGCTCTTGTTGGTCCATATGATAAGTCTTGTGTAAAACTGTTATTGACATAACTTCCAAATAGTGGTACACCATCTACTTGCAATGTTACTAAATCGCTAACAATATTAGCAATGTCTTGCTCATATGGATCTTGTTGGAAACTAATATAAACTACAGTAAATGTATCAACTGCATTGTAGATTGCTCCACAAAAAGTCAATCCTAATTGTACTGCATTTCTCTGCGCAACAATTACATCACTCACATACAAACCATAACGAACATTGTCAGTTACACTGGGAAATTCGTCATAGATCGGTACGTTCCAACGTTGTGGAATCACTGTTCGCAATGCAGTAATGATTTCGTCATTACTAACATATGGTGCGTTCAATGGAGTGTATGTAGCAACAGCAACCATTAGAAATATCTCCTGTTGCCGTTAAAGTAATTTGGGTCTGCTGTCCAATTCTCTTCTAACTTCGTTGTTGGTCCGTCAGGAGCATCTTGGAATAGATCATACCAGTTACTTAACTCTTGCGCTTTAGTCCATTCTTCTTCACATCTTGTCTTAGCAAAATCATAGTTCTGTCTGTCAACTTCGTTTAAGTTGCTAACATCAGTGACTAATGATTCATAGAATACTAAGATTGCACCAAACGTATCAAGTCGTCTTAAGACTTGACTATTTTTGATGAGTAGATTTGGATTGAACGAACTAACTAGTTGTCCATTAGGCAAATTCGCATAATAATAAGCGCCAATTACTGTATCACAGTAATTCTGCCACCAACCAAACTCCATCTTATAAAGCCATTCTTGCGAACTAACTTGAAAGTATGGATCCCAATCAACGTTTAGTGCTGCCGCACGGCGTTCAGCCGCTGGGTCATAGAACTGAATAGTCTGCACTGTCGCATCTGAGATTCTTTGATATGGTACGCTCATATTATTTTCCTAGACATGAGAGAGGGCTTTAACACCCTCTCTCTTATTCAAATCAGGCCTGCTGAATGTTAATAGCACCGCCCCTACGACCGTCGCCGACGCCAGCACCAAAGTAACCGACACCAGTCAACCACATCTGTAGACCCCCTGGAGTTTCACCAGTCTTGAGTTGTAGACCTTCCTTCATAACAGTGAAGATTGCACTGTCACCAAAGTATCCGCCAACTAAGCAACTTACGTTTGCTACGCCGTCGACAGTACGTGTTGCGCTTGGCAAGAAGGTTGTTGCCATAACTTGGCAACCATAGATGTTTTCAATCTTACCTGTCTGTAGCAATTCGTTACCGAGTGCTGACAAGTTGCTTCCGCCAGTCTGTGAAACTGCACCGCCGGTTAGTTCTGACAATAGACGATTCAGAGTTGAACCGATAACACCGTCGTCACCGTTTGAATCGATAACGATTACTGGTGAGCCAGGCATACGAGCAACTTTGAAGTTCTGCTTGACGTTACGAACGAGTTCAGTAACAGTAACTGAGGTGAAACCTGCAACTGCGTTACCAGGAGTTGTGCCATCTGGTAATAGTTCCATAGCACCTAGTGCGCTTACACGGTCAAAGCCGTCAGCACTTTGTGCGTAGTATGTGTTGCTCTTTGTTGCCTTGAATGACAAGAAAGCAGCAGCGACACGCTGGTCAACTTTTTCAGCGAATGAATCACCAAGTTCTGCACCAAGAGTTGCTGCCAACTGGAATGAAGTAGTCCAGCCGTAGAAAATGTCGAATGCAGTTGTTGCAACTGCTGGAGTTGCAGTGATTGAACCCTGTCCGAGTGATGGGTTCTGTACGTTTGCGTCACCTGTACCCCATGTACCAGATGTAGCAGCAGCGTTGTAATCAGCATATGTGATTGGTGCGAACTGTGGTACTAGGAATTCGTTACCCTGTGTTGGGGTAACAACGTTGGTCATGTTAACTAGACCGATTGATTCGTGCATTGCACGTAATGCGAATGATGCGATTGCAGTTGTGAAGCCATATGCTTCATCATTACCGCCGCCTAAGACGTATGCCATGATATTATCTCCTTAATGTTGGCAAATTATAAGATTTTGCGACTTGTATTTTGAGCAGTTGCAGACACTTTAACACCTTTAAGTCCGAGACCTTTACCTAATCCATTACGTGCAGCCCATGCGTTAAACGCGGCTGGGTCACGTGAATAGTCTGGGATAGCATCGTCAAAGCCACCTGCAAACTGACCACCATTTGGTCGTAAGCCTGAACCAGAAGAACCATTTGCTTGACGTAGTAATTTAGGATTACCCTTTGCTACTTCGTCAACAAGACCCCTGATTGTTAGAGGAGAACCATCCATACCGTAACGTTCACGACCTTTACTATCTACGATTGCATAAGAACCGTCATCATTCCATTGAATATTGTTCTTAACTTTGTTTAATGCGTAGTCTAGTAAATCACTGTCAAATCTGTCTCCCATTGCTCGCTGAATGTCTGAATCTAATTCCTTCTCACGAATCATTTGGTCTTTACGAGCCAAATCATTTTGAAGTTTTTGAAACTGTTCTTGCAAGTCGTTGGTTGTGACACGATTTGAACGTTGCTGTACTGGTTGTTCTACTGGCTGTGCGTTGCCACCGTTGTTTTGTTGAGCCCCTACTCTTGCCATGAATCCAATAGCATCTTCGACACTTTCGAATTGCATACCACTTGCGTTTGATAACGCATTTAGTAATGACATAGTTGTGCTTTTACGAATAGCACCTGGATTAACGTTCTGCTCATTGCTGATATCAGTTTCCTGACCCTGCGCAACACCAGTGGCTGTATCGTTGCCAACGTTGTTTTTAATATCCATTGTTAATTTTTTCCTTAGTTATAACGTAACAAACGAGTTAGTACTTGTATTTATACTCTATGAATAGATATGTACTATTACCTACCCACATTTAAACCTTGCAACTGTACTGCTACAGCCTGCTGAGGATAATATGTAACGCCCATATTAGTGACTGGAGTACCGGCGCCACCTAAGATACTGGTATTATCGCTGTCGCCACCTGCATCTTCTACGCCTTCATCATACTCACGTTCATCTTCGTCTTGTTTCCCATACATTTCATGTTCAGGAATCATGCTTGGGCCTAGATCACGACTTAACACTTGCTGATTTGTTTCAGTCATTAGTGTTTTTAGTTTAGGATCTTGAACTGTGTCAATGAATGTTTGCTCATATTCTGGAATCTGTTCAGAAGGAGCAAGCATACCAATAATCTGTTTTGCAATAAGACTGTTAATGATCTCATTGTCTGGTACCAAACCTTTCGCTTCTTTGATTAGTGCCATACGATAGTTTGTATCGTGTGCTTCGTAGTCTGTACTATAAACAACTTCACCTGCCCAACGCATGTCCATAAAACGTGCGGCATATGTAAAGATCATTTCTTCTGTAACTTCCATTAATCGTGCTTTTGCTTTGGCTAATCTGTGCAATGTTTTGCGTTCTTCAATGATTGCGATACCGCTAGCGATTTGATTCTTAGTATTTCGCAATCCACCTAAGCCAGTTAGTGCTTCGATTTGTTCTAAAATATCTTGTTGCTTTTTGATAATCATATCAACATCGCCAGTGTCTACGCTGATAGATTCGACTTGACCTTCGCTTGCACGAACAATAGCACCTGCGTGTACAGGAATAGTGATACCTTTATCTGCACGAATCAATGTGTGTGCAAACTGTAACGCTGAATATGCTTCACATTCTAATTTATAGTGTTCACGTTGTGCATCGCTTGCTGCATCGATATCGCTTACTCCAATGTCAATACTGCGTGGATCTCTGCGACCATATGCGATAAAAACAGGAATGCTCATGCCAATTGGGAACACGCCCTCACCTGTAAGTTCTGCTGGCTTGTCAGGGTTTACGCCATTTGCGCCCTTCTCAACTTCATAACTACGCCAGTAACTTGGCTCAGTTGCACTGCCTAAATGATAGCACTTGATATAATAGCATTCCTCATCTTCCATTTCTTTGATCTTAACGTACTTAAGGATTGGTCTACCACCGTAATGGTCAAATTCCCAGTCCCAGACATCTAATGGACTAATTGCGCAAACATATGGTCTGCCTAAGTTACCTTCATGCGCTTGAGGCATGTCAACTGCCACCCACGCATGACCAAAGATACTTGTTAGATCGCCTACACTTTCCATGAATGCAGTCATAGTTCTGTTGTTCAAGTCTGCATCTAGTGTGAATAAATCTACCCACTCAGTGTTTTTAGGGTCGATGTATGCGCCTGCTGGCGTACAAAATTGTAGATTGCGTTTAACACCTGGCTCGAATAAAACATCATTAATAGTGTCAACAATATAACGACAAATAGGTTGTGCTACAGTATTGCTGATTAAATCAGTCCATAGATTGCTATCTTCGCTAGGTCTTTTTTTACGAACATATTGTTTGAAAGTATAGCCGCCAAGATAGGCATATTGATATGCCAACATCTGATCATAAATGGCAGAATAGATTGGACTTCTTTTTAATAGTTCTGAGGTGTTCATATATTATTGTCTCTCACATTGCAAATTACGCACATGCATTTGTCGATTTAGTAGATATTGTATTTATACTATTTGGTTTATGTTTGCACTTATCGTCATGCCAACGTGCAATCATTGCTGGACTACTTGTCAATCCGCAGTGTTTGCAAGTCATGGGCGTTTGATAACCTACATAATTGTTTCTACCTTTACTGATCATATCTTGTGCGTTTTCTTTTTTAGTACCTAACCATAAATGATCAGGATTCACACATTTAGGATTATCGCAAGTATGACAAACACACATACCATGGGGAATGTTACCTTTATGTAATTCATAACTCACACGATGCGTTGTACGCATACCGTGTTCGTCACGAATCATGCCATATCCTACATTGTTCTTACCACCTTGCCATTCCCAGCAATCAGTATCTTGGTTGATTTTAATTTTGCGCATCAATCTAATATCGATTGGTGTGCCATTTCCTTTAGGTCTTCCTGCCATGTCATCGCTCCTTTACCATGTCATGTAATCTTTGTCAGTCTCACTCATGCCAATAATTTCTTCATACGTTGGACCACCTGGATAAAGGGGACTTGGTGGCATGTGTTCTACGCCTGGTCTAATTCTGTTGATTAATCGTTGATCACTGTTAACATACTCACCAATATTGCCAGGCAAACTGTCATGTTGAATTGGGAACAAGTGATGAATACCATAACGAATCGCATCGCCTAAGCCGTCAATGTGAGCATACTTTTGTTCGGTATACTTTACTAACTTCTTGCGTGATGCATCTTCATAGTGATATGTTTGCATTGCTTCGATCAATAGTTTCTCACTATGTGGCACAACTAAACCACCACGATTGATGAATGCATTACTTGTGTTGTCAGTGTCAGCAATTAATGGATTGCTCTTACGACTGTTTACGATTGTGAAGCCATACTTCTCAATAATCGTTTTGTCTGTTACGCCGAACGGACTTGTAGTGTCACGATTGGTTTGTGCACCTGACATGTCGATGATAGAATATATTCTACGATTAGGAAAGTCTAAACGAATTGCTTCTGCAATACCTTCACTTCCACAATCTGGGATCGCATAACTCTTTAATACTTCTATCTTGCCATCACTCTGTCCTGCTCTAGTAACTTGCGCAACGACTGCACACATGACCCTTTTGTTCCAGTCATGAAACGTGTAAATGTCGCCACCTCTGTCAAACACATCGCCACAATGTTTATGTTTGTCCCATGTATAATAGAAGGCATCACTAACGCTTTCCCATTGGCAAAGATAATCTTGTGCGAACTTGAGGGGTGATAATATCTTTTTCTGTTCTTCAATGAATTGACGATTACCACTACGCATCTGCTCATAATTGTAATGACGAACAATATATTTGTCAGGCAACTGTAATGCCATCTCAAACAAATCATACAATGGGCCAGTACCATTGGGCGTCGATATCACAATCAGTTTACCTGCTGTATCTGGTTGACCCACTTTAGGTCTGAGACGGTTTGTAATCTCTTGCAGAGTATCAGCAGTATAGAGTGCGGCTTCGTCAGCGATCCATACACCCACGTTCAGTCCTCGGAGATTTTCTCGCTGTTCTGCACTCTTGCAACGAATAAACACTCCATTGGGAAACTTAATTGTTAGTTCTGAATTGTTGATATCTTTACCATCAATTAATCCAAAATGTTCTATACAACTACGTTTTAATGGCTCCCATATGAGAGATTTAATCATTGCCCCTGTGGGCGCACTGTAAATGATATCTTTTCCACGATGATATTTCACATCACTAGCGAATATAGGCAATGCAATAGCAGCAAGAAATGTCTTGCCACTGCCTACTGGTACGATGTCAATGCTGTGCTTATCAGTTGTAAGCCAGTCTTTTAATATCGTACTCTGTTCGCCAAACAGTGGTATATCAATCTGATTTGGCATCTAATGTTATTGTTACTGGAATAGCATTAACTGTTGCTGGCTCAATAGTTTCGATAGAATCTACTGACCAATCTGGCAATTCTTTTGGTGGAAAGTTGAATGCAGCATGCAAACTCTGACCCAATGTTGTATGATCGATCTCATGTTTGTCTGCAACAACTTTGCTCAATATCATTTTTTCATAGTTCTGTCTTGCAGGCATGTCACCAGCAAGAATAGTCATATGATAACCTTCTGCTAATAATTGTTCGAATGGCTTACCACATTCTTGTTGTACTGCATCAAGAATAGTTACGCCACTAATTTTATTCTTAGTGCCTTTGGGTCTGCCAGCACCTGGCTGTGCGCCTCCACGTTTACTCATGATAAAATTACTCCTAATAGAATACCTATCACAAAACCAGCAATAAGTTCTGGTATAGCAAAACGTACTGCTTTGATCTGCTGCTTAACTTGATCAAAGTTTATCTTGTGTATCAGATGTTTCATTCTTTACATCCTTCTCTTGCTTTAATTTCTGCAAATGATTATCGAATGCTTTTTCTAAACTAAAATGCAATCTGTTCATTGCTGTGCGTGAACGCAATTGGTCACGCAATCTTGTTGTGCTTGCCATACTTGTTTTAGTTTCAATCACACTCTTGATGTAGTGAAACTTTTCTGCGCAACACAGATATGTTGCGAGAATATCTATCTCAGTTGCTGGCATTAAATTAATCCTTCTTTGCTTAGTATGTTGCGTGCCCATATCAAACCTGCAGGGCCGCCCCATAACAAATATGCTTGTGTGCCTGGTGTGTTCTTACCTGGCTCATAATAAACTTCTGCACGACTCAAAAAACTATACGTGCGTTTAACAGTTTCTAAACTTACACTCTCACGTTTGGCAAACTGATTAGCACGTTGTAAGCCAACTAATGTGCCACCACGATTGCTTGGTGAAACTTGTTCACGCATAAGCAATGCACGTTTTGCGTTTGCTGCCATCTCTTGTGTAGGTTTATAACTCATATATAAATCTTCTCATAATCTTCAGGATTATCTGTTGGATCTAAGCCATCGTATATGACACCATCTACTTTACCCTTATACTTTAACTGACCAAAACTAGTTAACCACTTTTGATTCTTTGCATTCCATTGCTTACAGATTTCTAAGAATCTATCACGTCCAAACATTAATTCGAACTGTGCTTTGCAATCGCTTGCGCTTGGATTGATATCGTTCTTGGTATCACTCAATGTACACATGAAACCAACACACTTGTCAATCTCATCTTCTGTCATGTAGGGTGATAGTTCAACAGTCATTCTGTCAAACGTTTTGATGTGACCAGTAAAAGGTCTATCAAGTAGTGTGCGATAAGTTTTGTTAGTCTTTGACATCAAGAAACTCCTGCTGCTTTGTAGCCATCATCAACATTTAGATTAACTGTGCCTTTAATCTCTTCGGCTTTGTCTTTTAATTGTTGCTCAGTAACGAATGCACCCAAGAATTCATACACAGTCATGAGTCCTAATAACTTTAATTCAAAGATGCGTTGCGTTTCTTCGTTCATGCCTGAAGTATCAATCTCTTGCATTTTGGCCATACTCTTAGCAACATCTTTCATTAATGGCTGAATACTTACGTAAAGGTAGCCATCACCGCCTTTGATTAGTTTGTAACTATACTCAAGGTTCTTTAATTCGTCTGGAGTATCACTCTTATAATCAGGGTCTAATTTGTTCTTTGTAGTTTTCATTTATTTTCCTATTATCTTTTTACTTTAATACACTTGTCACTACCGTCAGGATTAGTGCCACCATAACGATAACCTTCCCAACAAACTTTGTCATCACTGCCTTTTTTCTTGGTACTTTGCTTATCACGTGAGGTTCTCATTCTTTCGTCCTCACTGTCACGATACATCGTTCTGCCATTAACAGTCATACGTTGTGTAGCCATGATCTATCCTTAGGTCTTGTTGCCAGGTTTAAACTTTTCGATGCGGTCAATGTATCTGATCTGAATGCCATCCATTTCACTGGCTTTGCGTTCATTCTCTTTATAACCACTAGCGTAAGCAGCACGTGCTTGTGCTTCTGCATCTTCACGCTTCTCGTATAGTTTGCCAGTGTCACCCCAACGATAATAGCGTTTTCCATTTCTCATAATTGCTTGAATAGGCATGTTTTTAAGTTCCTCTCTATCTAAACGTTTAATTGTATTTATTCTACATTGTTCAATATGTTTTTGTGCATATTGAACAGTTTTATAATTCTTTTCACAATTAGGACAACCATATCTGACAACAGTCCATATATCGTTTACTTTACGATATATCTTTATCACACTGCCTCACGTTTCTGATTATTTTTATTCATATGTTGCATGATCTGTTGATACTTTTCTTGACGTTTCTTTTGCCAAGTCTTGCTCATGGCATCTTTATGTGCTTGTGATTTTGGTTTGCCACGTTTTGCTTCTGCCATCTTTTGTCTTTGCTCTGGGCTTTTAGGTTTGCCTTTACACATCTCACGCAATGCATTAGCAACGTTCTTATAATGTTCGGGAGCGAGTGGGCCCGTGCCCCTGCGCCATTCAGTGTATCCTGCGTCTTGGATAGGATCGGGTATCTGATCAATCTCAAATTTTTGAATGTATTTGTTGCCTTCGGTATCAAAACGATGCCAGCGACTCCATAAGCCTTTGTATTTCATTTTACTCTCACGTTTAAATTTATGGTATATCGTATTACAAGTGTATTTATATAAATACGTATTAGGGTTGATATTTTTAGAATGTTGTATTAATACAACATTTAACTATCCTAAATCTATCTAGCCATATCCTATATCGTAATTATTGTGTTGACGATGTTGACGATGTTGAAGGTTTTGACGTTTTTTTCAGGTGCTAGAATAAAAAGTTATAAAAAATTTCATAGGTTCTAAATTTCTGAAAAACCGTCAACATCGTCAACATCTTCAACAGACCCTCTCGAAACCCGCATGTTTATTGACTTTTTTCATGTTGAAGGTTGTGTTGAAGGTCTGTTGAAGGTTGCTATTTTACCCATTAAATCTGTATTGTAAAGTCACTTTGAGTAAGTTTGTCACTCTTATTTGGTATCTTGCTAGTA